TCTGCTGTTGTCTTCTGATGTTCAAATGGTGTGAACCCCGGCGGACGGGGCCACGTGTACTCTGATAGATTCATATTGTTTTAGTCTAACTTGGTTGCGCTCTGGGTTTATCTCTAGGCTTCCACGGGGCATATCATTGAATAGAAGTTTGTAGTCTTTATCAGCTACTTCGCTCCAATTAACCCAACCACTACCAAAAAGTAGTAGCCATTTCTGCTCGGGCGTCATTTTTTCTTACGTTCCTTGGTGCTTACTTCTGATACGACTTTGTGGTTTGACGCACGTTTGAACGAACGATTGGCTGATGGGGTTTGAAGTTTGACTCCGTTCCCGTTTGTGCCACCTTTAGATAGTGCCTTGATGTGAGCAACATCTTTGCCTTCGCGGACGTCAGCACGTCCATCTTTGTTTCGGTCTGCATTCTTTTTATCTATACCTTCTCTAGCACGCTGACGCTCTAAACGGTCTGGGTTTTCACCACGAGCAATCTGCTGCTGATATTCTTTTTTATATGGGCGGGGTTTATTTACGTAGGGCATGTTAGTTCCTGTTGTATTCACATTCTCTCACCGAGCAGAACTTGCACAGTGGGCCTTGGATTGGATTCCATACCCCATTTTCTAACGCCGCCTCAATTCTTGCAACATCTCGGGCGGGGGGCTCAATATATTTCTCTACCATTTCTGTATAGTGCGTAGCCCTCACGAATTCCTTGCTGACTACAAATAATAGGGCTGACTTTACCTTCCGAATCTCCGGAAACTTGGCGAATAATCCACAAGCGACAAGATCCAGTTGCTTCACATCCGCATATCTCGCACTCTTGCTTGTCTTGTAGTCTATGGAGTGTGCCGTCCCCGTTTTCTTGTTGATAATCACCAAATCCGCTACCCCATGCCACCATACATTTGGAGCATCGAATTCGCACGACTCTAAGTTCTTCGTCAACCCAAGTTTTACTTCGCATAATTTGTCTCCGGGGATGTCTTTTAAGACGTCTAGGGTAGCTTGCATATACGCAAACTGTTCGGGGATTGGGGTTCCATCACGAATGTATTCCTCCGCCACAGTGTGAGCTGTCTTTCCATACAGTGTTGCCTGTGTGTCAGGTTCAACAATGTCCTTGGCTATCTTGGTGTGGTAGTACTTCTTAGGACACTGTTGAAATGTTTTCAGGCTACTGAATGACCAAACGATACTCATAATGTCTTTCTGTTAAAGATACGGCCCGGGCACATATCTTGGTTGTACTGCAATAGGCTTTGCTTGTGGTTGGCCTTCACCATGCTCAAATCTAGCACCACGTGCGGCGGCATAAGCGTTTACTACATGCGCATAATGTCTGTCTGATGGTGCGTACTTAGTATCAATACCCCAATCAGTCCCTGATGAGTCTAAGTTATAAACAGGACTAACATCCAACAAATCTGATAACGGCGACCTTTCTACAACAGACAGCCCATCACCACCAAAAAACGCATAGCTTTTAACTAAGCCTTTGTGGTGCTGAAGCACCGGATGAAAGTAAATTTTATGTTGTGAAGCTTCAGGTACTTCGGAAAGCAAAAGCAACCCTGCGTTACCCTTGCCTATTGAGTCATGAAAGTCAGGCAGTATATTGTCATAGTCGTGCATCAGTGCGTTGTCTTGCCAATTTTTCTTCAGGGCATCTTTATCGCCTTTAACTTCTACAAACATACCACCGCCCCAGCGAGAAGGTAGAAAGAAGTCGGGTAAGTACCGCATGATTCTGACCCCGTCAACAGTATCAACTTCTTTTTGATAACCTTCGTTTTCATACTTCCAACGTATGCCCAAAGTATCAAAGAACACAGCCCATCGTGCTTCCAACCTCGAGCGAAAGCGATAGCCCTTGTACGTAGTTTCGATTGCTTTAATTTGATTCATGATTCATCCCAAATGTCGTTAGGCCAAACTAGCACAGGTGTTTGTTCACCCAAGTAGCCGCCTTCAATGTTGAACTCAATAAACTCCCTAGCTTCCTCGGCATCCATGCCGTCTCGCATCAGGATTTCCCGTATCTTCTCCGCGTCGTAAACCAATACAGATACGTGAGTACTGTCACGCCAAATGTATGCTGGCCCAATGATCGCTTCGTCATAGCCGTCGTACTTAATCATCGCTTCATCCCCCGCACAAAAGCGGCAAACGATGCTGATGTATCGCCAAAAGCTTTCATGCTGTCAAATTCCTTGGCTACTTCTTCTAGTGTTTCATTGCGCACCCTCTCGGCAAGTGTCATCAAGTGTTGAGTACTACAGTGCCATGATTTGTACTCACGATTTTGGTCTATGGCTTCAGCCAACATATAAGTAATCTGTTCTGCGTTGTATGTCATACCGGCGCATCCTCATGGTTATCAGGGTTGAATTTAGGTACTCGGTTGCCCGTGTCCTTGGGGTTGGGGAATGGCGGGAAAGGCCACATCTTATTAACAGTCTCCATAGCTTGCTCCATATCCCGCTTCGCAGTTCAGTGGTAACTCCATACCCCAATCCGGGCGGGTGCGCATGCACATCTCAACGTACTCCAAAGCAGTTTCAACTTCTGCTTCGGGTGCAATACAAGCGATGGCATCATGCACAGTCATCACGACTCGGTACTTCTTCGCAACCATGAGCATCTGCTCACCGATCACGATGCGGGCTAACGCTTGGCACACGTTCTCAATTACCTTGCCACCATAAATGCGTGTTGGGATAATTGCTTTGCCCTTCTTGGTGTCGTATACCAGCTCAGACTTACCTTCGTCATTCTGAAGTATGCGTAGATTAGGATAGCGTAGGTAAAGCGTATTGGGCAATAGGATGCCACTGCTTCCCTCAATCTTTAAGACACCATCTCGGCCCAACGTTGTCTGCTGATTCTGCAGTATGGCTTTGAGGGCTGACGCCGCAGACTTCCATAGTTCAGTAATCTTCGGATACGTAGTTCGATATGTGTCAATAATCCTCTTCGCTTCATCCAATTCGATCGTGACATTGAAGTTCTTAAGTTGCGCTTGGAATTTTGCCGCGCCCATCCCGTACCCGCACCCAAGGATAGTGGTCTTGCCAACAAACCTTTCGTCCTTTGTAATTTCTGAAATGTCCTTGCCATAGATAGCCGTTGCCATGATTTTGTATACATCCTCGCCACGATCAAATGCCTCCACTAAGTCGTTTTGTTCCGCAAGCCATGCGAGCGTACGGGCTTCAATTTGTGATGAGTCTGAATCAATCATCATGTATCCGTCCGGGGCAATGATTGTCTTCTTCAGAGGTGAGTTACGTTGTAGGTTCTGCAAGTTAAGCTTGTCGTCCCCGCCCCACCGCCCTGTGTGGGCGGCATAGTAGCGTAGGGGTACAGGCAACGAACCCCGTTCTGCGATACCAATGAACCTAGCTGTTCTTGTTTCTTCTATCGTAGACTTAGTGCCTAGCCGTGCGCCGACTAATGCTTGTACTCGTGGGTTCTCATGCTCAAGCAAATCTTTGAACGCTTCGTCTGTCTTAGAGAACGCATAGGTCTGCTTGCCTGTTGCGGGGCTGACCTTCATCGGGGGCGCAACACCAAACGCAGTCAATATCTCAGCAAACTTGTTGTTGCTCATCAAATCATCTTTGGCAAAATTTTCGAGCAGTTCATCCTTGCGTTGCTTCTCGGTGAGTAGGTGGTCGATCAACAAATCTTTATTCAACTGCAACACAGGGTCGGTGAACATGCGTACAGTCAAATCAATCAGGCGCAACTCAACAGGCGGGAAGCCAGCAGACATTGCGTTAAACAATTCCCACGTAAGCGTAACGTCGTTCTTACAGTACTCACCATACCGAGCTAACTGTTCGGGGCTGAAGTCCTGACGCCTCAGACCTAGTGCATTTTCTACCTCTGTGCCTTTCTCGCCAAGCCCATAGAAGTTTGACAGCACCTTTAAGCTTCCGCCTACTTGTGTACCATGCAAGGCTCTGCCCATGGATAAAGTATCAAGCCAACCTTTGGGGCTGAGTCCGTAGACCCACTTCAAAATTGCACCATCGAACGGGGCGTTGTGCGCTAACGCCAAACTGTTAGCCCAATCGTATCGGGTAAGGAA